GTCTGACTCTTAATGTATCGGTATCGGATATCGCGCATCAGTTCATCAAACAACTTTTGACTGAGACGATGAGTTACAATTGCCTTCTTGGGTGCCAAATAGTATCTCAACAATGTGTGGAAGACCTTGTTATACGGAAACTCCTTCATGAAACCGTTGAGTGCAGAAACAACATAGGCAGGTATCAAATCCGTCTTAGTTGAGTATGGATTCTCGTATTTTGTAATGAGACGCTTCAGATGAACAGGTGCCAACACTGTATCATTCTTTCTGAATCGGAATACGGATCGTACAAACATTTCACGATCTGCAATCAACTCTTCAACCATATCTGGAGCTTCTGTGACACTTGCAGTCAAGAATGGATTCACGTCTTCTGGAGTCAGAGCATAGTCTCGATAGATATTCTCCAACGTCATCAGTGGAAGTTCACATGTCTGTGACTCAACAGCCACTGTATCTACACCATCTTCACCATATGCAAACTGAATGATAGAACCAGTTACGTTACGGACAGTTCCATCATGTTCTACGTGTTGATCTTCCATGGATTTCATCAGACGACGCTGAATGTATCCTGTATCTGAAGTTTTAACAGCTGTATCAATCAATCCCTCACGACCTGCCTGTGCGTGGTAGAAGAACTCGGCTGGCATCAAACCATCTACGAAGGAATGTTGAACAAATCCACGTGATTCAACACCATCATCATATCGTGCAAAGTGAGGTAGTGTTCTGTCTTGAAGTGTGTACTGAACTCTCTTACCTTCAATCAGCTGCTGTCCAAGAAGAGCTACCATCTGTGTGATGTTCTGCTCACCTCCTTTGGATCCTGAATCAACCATCTGAACAATACGATTCGCTTTATCCAGTGATCCAATCACCTTCGTATTGATACTCGCAGCAACCTCTTTCAAAGCCGATGAGATGTCATCTTCAAGCTGCTCTCCATCTGAAAGACCTTGTAAGTTCACAAATTGTCCTGAATGAACTGCGGACAGAATTTCAGCCACACGATCTCGTCCCTTTTTGAGCTGTTCAGCTACGAAGTCTCGTGTAGGTTGATTGGCTATCAAGTCTGATGTGCCTACTGAGAATCCAGTATACAAGTTGTATTGTGTGACAATCGATTGAATATCATTGATGAGCTGACCACATCGTTCGGGTCCAAAGTCAGTGTAGACAACATGAAGAAGACCACTGACACCCCCCTTTTGTAGAATATTTCCATCTGCTAACTGACCATTCTTCAAGTTGATACGACCTTTATAGTTCATCATTGGAAACGCTGCTGAGATAAGTTCAGAACCAGTCCATGGAACACCTTTTCTAACAAAGGGAAGCTTAAGTCTTGCAAGAATGTTCATTGCGATGGGTTCAGGAACCTTGACTCCAGGTTGTGTAATACGATAGGCTCCTGTCATCGTATCTTGAAACAGCTGAATGATTGGACTGTTGGTTCTTGGACTCACGATATTACGAAGCACACTTGCAATGTATCGTAGTTCAGTCGCAGACGCAATGCTTTGAGGAACGTGCATGTTCATCTCATCACCATCAAAATCAGCATTGTAAGGACGGGTCGCTGAAACGTTTAGACGGAAGGTTGAATAGGGTAGAACCACTACACGATGCGCCATCATCGATGCCTTGTGAAGAGAAGGTTGACGATTGAATAACACAATATCTCCATGAATTAGATGACGATGGACTACATCACCTTCACGAATATCGATAGTATCTGGATTCACGTATCGCAGACTGACTGTTCGGTCATCGGATTTTAAGTAGACGGATTTTGCTCCTGGGTGCTTATCAGGTCCATTCTTGACGTATCCAAGTAGACGATCACGATTGTAAGGACTGACAATTTCAGGAAAGGTCAAGTTAATCGCAATCTCTTCAGGAACACCTAGTTCATCTAGTTCGATATTTGCATCAGGAGTAATAACCGAACGGGCTGAGAAATCAACACGCTTACCCATCAAGTTTCCACGAACACGTCCAGTCTTAGCTCCAAAACGGGATTTCAGAGTTCGCAGAGGACGTCCAGAGCGTTGAGCGGATGGTTCAAGACCCTTGATATCGTTATCCACATATGTCGCAACATCGTATTGGAGTTTTGCAGTGTATTTGTCCAACACTTCTGCAGATTCTTCTTTATCAATTTTTTCACGAACTTTGTCATTCGCTCGCAGAATGTCAATCAATTTATGTGTCAAGTCATCTTCCATTCGCTGGTTATCATCCATCACGACCGATGGACGAACCGTCAATGGAGGAACCGCTAGAACAGTACAAATCATCCACTCAGGACGAGCGAACTCAGGATTTAAACCAATTAATCGACAATCTTCATCTGTGATACGCTGGAATGCACGAAGAATCATTTCAGGTTGAATGACGACTGGATCTGTGCCTTCAACATTCGATTGACCTTCAAGTGTAGCTGCTTTTCCAATGACCTTGGCGATCTTCTTGAAAATTGCAGTTTCACAATGAGGACATTGAAGCACTTCATCCTTTCGAGGAGTGGGTCGAAGATCACGAACTTCTTTAAAACGAGAGAGTCCAGTCGACTTCAAGGATGTCACAACTTGTTCGAGAGCAAGAATCTTGGAACAGTTCAGACAGATGACGTTCGCTAACTTTTCAACCATATCAAAGAACTGATAGAGGTAGACGGGGCGAGCTAGACGAATATGTCCAAAGTGTCCAGGACAGAACTGATTTGTTTGCTTACAGGTGGGGCAGACTTTACCATTTTCAATCACGCCGAAACGGGCATCAAATACACCATTCGCAATGGGCTGATTGTTTTGGTAAGTCTTATCAGTGGTAACTTCTACCACAGAGCGCTTGAGGAGATTTTCAGGATTTGCAATGCCGAACTGAACGCCTACTATTGTATCGCCCATGTTTAATACCTCTTATTCTTACGTGAAGACTATTCCGTTTTGTTTGATACGAGACAGTCCATAAGTAAATAGTGGAAGTAATTTATGATGAACTCTTGCAAACCATTCAAGACTTAGGAAAAAGACTGAAACACTACTTCCTAAGATGACCAATGCTGATGTTAACTCTTTAGTGGGTTCAATATGATAGACTTCTAAAATAGGAGTCGCAAAGCTTCGTGTATCTCCAATTAACTTTTGTTCAACTTTGGAGACAATACAACCATTACAAGCAAGATGTTGTAACCATACGAGAATACAAACACATAAAATGACTGTTTGTAGCCAGAAAGCAGGATATAATGTATGTGAAATCACAATCAGAATAATCAAGGCATTACTCAAGAAATCATGAATGTATCTAACAATCTTACCTTTTCTCACTGGATCTTCTTCCCAGAACAGAACTTTATTAATAGTCCATTCCATCCATTCGGTCGCAACAGTTTCCATTAAGAGGATCGAAGAGAAAAACAGGCTTCCCAGAACTCATCGTTGTCCAGAATGCGTTTCACTGCTTCAGGATCATAGATCAAATTCAGTTTCTCTACAAATCGCTCATATTCTTCACCACGTTTTTCACGAAACAGAAGTGCTTGACGAAATCGTGAACTTCGGATGAAAGACAGTATTTCCTTTGCAAGTTGCCCCGTTTTGTAAGCGGATACGTCATACTCCAACTCTTCATCTTTGATTTTTCTAACAATGGAAGTCCAATGTTCAAGTGTTAGAAAGTAGTCCATCTTATTCAATTAGATTGATAAATACTTTAAAGATTTAGCTTTCTCATGGACCTGGACCTGGTGGACCTGGTGGACCTCCCCCACCTCCTCCTGGACCTGGTGGACCTGTTGGAGCTGGTGGACCTGGTGGACCTGTTGGACCTGTTGGAGGAGCAGGGGCAACTGCTATATATTGATAATAAATAGTACAACTTAAGTTTGTATACGCAATACCTATTGGGTTAAATCTTAAAACAACTGCATAACTATTTGTGGTAATTTCAACTGCTGCAAAACCATCTACAGGAGGTATGTCTCCACTCTCTACACTTACTTGATATCCATTTGTCCATATGTGTGATGCACTTACAAAAATAGGGGTAGTTATATATTGTCCAACACTTTCATTAGCAAGAGTACCTGTATAATTATCTGAAACTAGAGAGCTGAAAATATATCCTTGATTTCCTTGAAATCCTGTGGGTCCAGTAGATCCTGTTTCTCCAGTAGGTCCTATCAAATCTGGACCTGTAGGTCCTAAAGGCCCAAGAGGACCAATAACAAAATCAACAGCGCCAGGTCCTGTAACTCCGGTTCCTCCTTGAGGTCCTATACCTGTTGGTCCTACGTATCCTGGACTAGGATCACCTGTATAAGGGGGTCCAGCAGGTCCTTCTAATCCTTGATTTCCTTTGGGTCCTTGATTTCCTGGAAATCCTTGAAATCCTTCTGAACCTAAAGGACCAACAACACCTTGAATTCCTTGGAAACCGCCTTGCCACCCTTGAGACCCTTGAAATCCATTCCAACTTTGAAATCCATAAGAACCCTGCCATCCTTGATTTCCTTGATTTCCTTGAAATTCGCCTTGAACTCCTATATTTCCTTGTGGTCCTTGAACTCCTTGAACTCCTTGATTTCCTTGATTTCCTTGAAATTCACCTTGAACTCCTATGTTGCCTTGCCAACCTTGATTTCCTTGATTTCCTTGATTTCCTTGAAGATCGCCTTGAAGTGTTTGAGATCCTTGAACTCCTTGGAATCCCTGATTTCCTTGTGAACCCTGATTTCCTTGCCATCCTTGTCTATCTAAAACTCCTTGTATTCCTGTTAAACCATCCCATGATCTAACCCCTCGAACTCCTTGCCATCCTTGATTTGCTTGAAGCCCTTGATTGCCTTGAACCCCTCGAAAACCATCAAATCCTCTGGTACTCTGATTTCCTCGATTACCTTGATTTCCTTCAATAGATTGAAACCCTTGCCAACCTTGAGGTCCTTGAAATCCTTGAACTCCTTGAACTCCTTGAGGACCTTGAACCGATTCAAACCCCTGCCAACTTTTAAAACCTTGAAACCCTCTAAAACCTTGAAACCCTTGATTTCCTTGGTTATCTTGAAATCCTTGCCATCCAATTATTCCTTGAAATCCTCTAAAACCTTGAAATCCTCTAAAGCCTTGATTTCCTTGGTTTTCTTGAAATCCTTGAAATCCTTGGTTGGCTTGCCATCCAATTATTCCTTGAAATCCTCTAAAGCCTTGATTTCCTTGATTTCCTTGATTTCCTTGGTTTCCTTGCCAACCTTGAAATCCTTGGTTGGCTTGCCATCCAACTATTCCTTGAAATCCTCTAAAGCCTTGATTTCCTTGTGGACCCTGAACTCCTTGAACTCCTTGAGAACCTTGAACCGATTCAAACCCCTGCCAGCCTAGTAATCCTTGACTTCCAATGGCTCCAACTACTTGAAAACCTCGATATCCTGTGATTCCTGTGATTCCTGTACCACCTACTGTTGTACCTGCAATACCTTGAGGTCCTCTACTACCTGTAGAACCAATTACAGAAGAACCTTGATATCCAGCGGATCCTTGAACTCCTTGAGGGCCTTGGAAACCTATGCGTCCTTGACGACCTATTCTTCCATTAAAGCCTGTATTTCCTGACAATCCCCTTGAACCTGTAGCTCCAGTAAATCCAGAAGGACCTGTAGGACCAACCATTCCAATAGGTCCTCTAGAACCAGTTCTTCCAGTTGATCCGTATTCTGTAGTAGGACCTTGAACTCCTCTAAGGCCTGTAGGTCCTTTTCTACCTGTTTGACCTTGATTACCAGTTATTCCTGTTACTCCAATATTTCCAACTGGACCTTGTGTTCCAACTCCTTGAGGTCCAATAGGTCCACGAGCTCCAATACTAGCTGAACTACCTATAGTTCCAGTTAGACCTTGAAATCCTTGAAGTCCTTGATTTTGAGAAGTTCCATCAGGTCCTTGAGGTCCAATAGATCCTTGTTGTGCACCTGGAATGTATCGAACTTGTGGATCGCATACATTTGTGGATCGTGGAGAGTACGAAACGTACATTATTACTTATGAAACACCGTAATAATAAATTATATACGTTGCACTTGATGAATTACCCAATCTCACTTTCATTGAATATGTCCAATAGCTAGCACCTGCGTATGCATAGATATATGAAACTGATAATACATTCGTATCTTCCGTAACATACCCCCCTAAAATAACTTTATCAGAAATGGGAATTGATGTTTCTCCTACATTTGAATAATATGAACCGGTAGCTCCACCTGTAAATGTAAGAGTAAGTGAATTTTGACCCGTTAATATATTATTAATACCTTGAGGTCCTTGAGGTCCTTGAACTTGACTACCTGTAGGGCCTGTAGAACCTTGAAATCCGGAGGGGTCTCCTTGAAATCCTGTAGCTCCAGTTGGACCTGTTAAAGCTTCTCCTGGTGGACCTGCTGGACCCTCTGGACCAGCTGGACCTAAAGGACCAGTAGGACCAGTATTTCCAGTAGGACTAAACCCAGTGGGTCCTGTGGGTCCGTCATCCCCTATTACATTTAAAACACCTTGAGGTCCTTGGAGTCCTGTAGATCCTGTAAATCCAGTATTTCCACGATCTCCTTGAACTCCTTGAGTCCCTTGAAATCCTCTAAGTCCTTGAAATCCTTGAGATCCCTGAAACCCTTCATTACCTTGAAACCCTTGAAATCCTTGGAATCCCTGAACTCCTTGAGGACCTTGAAAACCTTGAAATCCTTGCCATCCCTGAACACCTTGAAATCCTTGGAACCCTTGAACTCCTTGAGGACCTTGCCGTCCTTGAACTCCTTGAACTCCTTGAACTCCTTGAACTCCTTGGGGACCTTGATTTCCAATGCCCTGAACACCTTGAAATCCAATGAATCCCTGAAAACCTTGGAATCCCTGATTTCCTTGGTTGCCTTGAAATCCTTGGGGTCCTTGAAATCCCTGATTTCCTTGGAATCCTTGATTTCCTTGAGGTCCTTGAACACCTTGGAATCCCTGATTTCCTTGAACTCCTTGGAATCCCTGATTTCCTTGAGGACCTTGAACTCCTTGGAATCCCTGAACACCTTGAAATCCAGTGAATCCCTGAACACCTTGAGCTCCCTGAATTCCTTGCCGTCCTTGAAGTCCTTCAATACCCTGATTTCCCTGGTTTCCTTGATTTCCCTGGTTTCCTTGAAATCCAGTGAATCCCTGAACACCTTGAAATCCTTGCCAACCTTGGAATCCCTGAAAACCTTGAGGACCTTGATTTCCTTGAAACCCTTGAAAACCTTGCCATCCTTGAAATCCCTGAAAACCCTGCCAACCCTGATTTCCTTGGTTGCCCTGAAATCCTTGAAACCCTTGAAACCCTTGAAATCCTTGCCAACCCTGATTTCCTTGCCAACCCTGATTTCCTTGGTTGCCTTGAAATCCCTGATTTCCCTGATTTCCTTGAAACCCTTGAAATCCTTGGTTACCTTGCCAACCCTGATTTCCTTGAAATCCTTGCAAACCCTGATTTCCCTGAAATCCTCTAACCCCTTGATTACCTTGAGATCCCTGAGCACCTTGAATTCCAATTCCAGTTAAACCAGTTGGACCCATAGGACCAATTGCACCTACTGGTCCTTGAGGACCAACAAATCCTTGAGGACCTGTACGACCTGTTACGCCGGTAGGACCTGGTAAACCGGTAGCTCCTGTAATTCCAGTGACTCCTTGAAATCCTTGAGGTCCCTGAACACCTTGAACACCTTGAGTGCCTTGAAACCCTCTAAGACCTGTAGGTCCTGTTGATCCTGTTAATGTTGAACTACCAGGTAATCCAGTAGGTCCTGTAGATCCAGTCATCGTTCCTGTAGGACCAGTAGGACCTGTATTTGTCGCTGAACCTCCTACGCCTTGATTACCTTGAAATCCAGTAGGTCCCGTTGGTCCAGCTGTAGTGCTAGCCGGTCCAGCTGGTCCTGTAGGTCCTTGAAATCCTGCTACACCTGCGGGACCAACAAGTCCTTGAGGTCCTGCTAATCCTGTATTTGAGGCAGAACCAGGAACTCCAGCGGGTCCTTGATTTCCTTGAGGACCTTGAACGCCATTAGCACCAGGATTTCCCATAGGGCCTGGTGGACCTGGAGGACCAGCACAAAAATTTGGAGCACAGGTTGTAACTCCTACACCTGGAGTGTAGCGTGAAAGAAAGCTACTCATATTGTTCTTTTCCACTGTTTAAAATTAGGGTGTTGAAACAAATGGAAGGATCTGAACAAACAGGACCCACCGGAGAAACCGGACCCACAGGAACCTTTGAACAAACAGGATCTACTGGACCTACCGGAGAAACTGGATCTACAGGAACGATTGAATACACTGGACCTATTGTATACACAGGACCCACAGGAGACAATCCACCACCTCGTCCGGATCCATCCATACTGTTGTTATTTCCATCCGCTCAAACAGGACCGATCGAACCTCCTATCATTGCCTCCATGGAGGAACTTGTTAAAAGTTATGAAGCGACTATAGCTCAAGAGACACAAGACCGCCAAATGCTTCAGGCACTCTTGACTCCTTCACGTGAAGTCTTTCGAACACAACTGTTTCAATGGGCTGGAAGGGGTTTCACTGATCGATACTGCATTCATTCGTTCACATTGACACCTCCGTCAGTTTGTTCAGATGGCGTAGTTCGAACGTTTCCAGGATATATTGATTACTGCTTGAATGGAAAGACCATGGGACATATCACTGAAACCATGGCATCACTCATGCCAGGCATTGAAGTGTCGTATTCGATTATAGGCAACACTGCATTCATTTACGTGTCGCGAGTGTAGTTGTTCAGGTTTAATACCAAAGAATGACTAATCCTGATCCACCTGCAAATCCAGCAGACCCTCCTCCTGATTCAGATCGCGATCCACCTCCTCCACCTCCTGTATTTGGAGTTCCTGCTGAAATAACTCCATTGTCCCAATCACCTCGTCCTCCACCACCTAGTCCTCCATATGAATATGGACCGGAAGATGATTGAGCAGCTCCACCACCACCTCCTGCGATATATGCAACTCCATCGGATATAACCCTATTCGGTCCTGTAGGTATAGCAAACAAAGTTCCATATCCAACTGTTAGTAAAAGATTACTATAGATAGGAGTTCCAATACCTCCTGAACTTCCAATTGCATCCCCTCCAGCTCCACCTGCACCACCTCCTCCACCTCCACCAGGGCTATTTGTAGATCCAGCTCCACCTGCGTTTCCTTGACCTGCTGTTCCTGCTACTCCTGGAAGACTATTACCTCCACCTCCACCACCCGAACCCACTGATCCAGTTGGATTTCCATCATAAGTTCCACCTCCACCACCTCCCAATCCACTATTCACACCTGAAATGGTTGAAACTCCTCCAATAACACCAGCACCTCGTGGAGTACTGTTATTGGCTTCATAGTTTCCTCCTGCACCTCCTAAACCGACAGTAACCGCATAGGTTCCTGTAGTTACACTAAACGATCCTGTTTGAACACCTCCTGCTCCTCCTCCACCACCGTGTCGATCTCCACCACCTCCACCTCCTCCAACAAATAGATAGTTTACCCTTCCACTTCCAACTACCACAAAATTACTTGAGCTTGTAAATACATGATAAGTGGTGTAATCGCGTGTTACAACAATAGCTCCTCCAGTTGCAGTTAGTTCAACTTGAGTCGTAGGTGGAAATTGTTTGAATGGATGCGATGGAATAGGTTCTGTTAACGTGATCACAATCGAACCATTTCCACCAACTCCAAACCCAGCACCACCAGCACCTCCACCTCCTTGGGTTGTAGTTCCAGATATTAATCCACCTATAAATCCTGAACCTCCTCCTCCACTAGGTCCAGCACCACCTCCGAAATATCCTCCTCCTCCTCCTGATGTTCCAGTTGCACCTTGTAAAGCACTACCTGATGCTTGGCCACTACTGCCAGCGCCACCACCTGTTTGACTGCCACCACCAGAAAATAACCCATCTGCTCCTGTAAGTCCACCACCTAACCCTGTCGCTGCACCAAAAGGACCAGCACCACCTCCACCACCTGCTATTACCAATGTATTCGCTTGTGTCAGTGTACTTGAACTAAAGATACCTGAATACCCACCTCCACCTCCACCTCCACCACTAGATTGACCTCCACCTCCACCTCCACCGTATCCACCAGCGCTAATGCCAGCACTACCACCACCTCCACCACCTCCCACTACAATCGAATATGTTTGTCCTGGTGTGACAGCAAGTGTTCCAGTTGTAGTTCCTCCTGCTGCTCCTGTTCCACTACCATTTCCTCCTCCTCCACCTCCTCCTCTAAGAGTTACAGTTACAGTCGTTGGAACCGTTACACTTGCTGGTGGAGTCCATGACTGTAGAGAACCTGTAAAATTAAACGTATAAGTGATCGGAGTGAATATAGAAAAATTCCATTTATATGCTAAATAAGCTTCCACTTGTTGACGTTGAAATTCTGAAAGAACTGAATTATAAAAAAGGATTTCATGGAAATATCCTGTTGTAAACCGATTGTCGTTACCTGATCCAAACGTTCCTCCAATACTCGGAAGTGCCCCTGCATCCGTTGAAGGTCGCGTATATGCATTTGTAGCAGAACCGTATACAACGCCATTGGTATAAGCAGTCAAAGCTGAACTAGAAGAGATAAGTGCTGTTTCTAATCTTCCTGTTCCGATGAATGAACCATTTATACTGCGATTTGGACCAGGATCATTGTATTCAAGTGATCGTCCAGCACCAAAGTTTGGTGAACGTGTTTCTCCAGAAGTTCCTCTAGCATTTGCATAAATAGTTTGATATTCACCAGAAGCAATATTCGAAAGGTTAACCACTGCAAAAATACTATAATCTGCTGTATTCTGGAAATTGGATTGAAAGGTTAACTGTGAATACGTGCTAGCATTATACGCTGTAGAACTATTGTTATTAATAAAGACTCCAGGATAACCATTTAGTATAGTACGTGTAACTTGATTACCAGTTGCTCCTCTAGATGGAGTAGCCGTGTTGCCTATAGTACCTTTATTAGTCCAAATTGAAACGTTTGATCCACTTGAAAATGTAAATGTAGATAAATCTGCGGCATCAAACCACAATTGACATCCCGAAATAGATAAAGGTGAAAAACTAGATATACTTCTAGATGCTATAGATGCAGGTGGAAATGAACTGAATGCAAATTCATTAGGTATTCTCCATTTATTTGCTAAATATTGTTCAACTTGTTGACGTTCAGATACTGTCAGTGATCGATTGTAATGAATAATTTCCCCAAAGTAAGTCGAATCATAGTTTGCACTAGAACTACCGTTGATATAAAGTGGTAAATCAGGTGTTGTTCCAGAGTAAGCAGATTCTACCCAACTAGTTGATCGAGGAACTCCATTGACTGTATAATTCGCCATGGTTGTACCCCCAGATGAAAACCCGGTAGACAGGATATTCCATTCACTCGCAGTACCTGTTGTTTTTGGAAAGACTGAGAATCCTTTTCCAGGATCAAACTGTATTTGTGAATATGTAGTAGTAGTTGTACCACTTCCATTACCTAATACATAAAACTGTAAAGAGTATTCTCCAGCCCCTAAATTTGTCCATGGTAATGTCACAGTAAAAAAAGGTGAACCTATAGTTATTGTTACAGTGGTGTTTTTAACTAAAACTCTCAAATCTGAACCTGGATTAATCGAATATGTTGGAAATCCTCCGAAAAAAAGAAAGAGATTAACAGGTGTAGGTCCCGCATTTAGAAGAAACTGTAAATTCGTTGTTCCGTTACCAAGATTAAAGTAACTATACTGTCCAGCAGTAGTTGGAATTACAAGTGAAAATGAAGTTTCACGTGATACATTGATAGGAACTGTATATGTACTTATAACAGATGCTGAAGTTGTTGGTGCAGGTAAAGTAAGTGTTCCTCTTCCAACAGAATCAATACTTGCAGTTGCACCGCCTGATGTTGACCATGATGTAATACTACCAGGATCTTGAAAGCCTCGTGAAGCATTCACATTGACAAAATTCCAGTTTCCAGGAGCAATATAGGTAGTTAAAGAACCTACCGAATTTAACCAAGCACCATTTGCACTTGATGAAACAACAAAGTGAGTAAAACTAGTTCCCCATGAAAAGGACGCATTGGATGCACGCGTTGTACCAAAATTATAGACTGCATTTCCACTCCTGAAGTTTCTTTGAAGAGTCACTGTTCCAGTACTCATTGTAGTAAGATTCTTACCATTCGTGCTTCGATCTAGAATGGTTGTAAGAGCTGTATTATCAGCAGCTGTATCTTGTGTAGCATCTATCCAAAGTGCACAATTTGGAATACTTGTAGGTAAAGTTGGATTATAAGGAACTATTGGTCGATTAATACCCCATTTCCACGAAAGATACCCTTCTATTTGTTGACGTTCTCCGCCATTAAGCTGCCTATCAAAACCAACGATCTCGCCAATATATCCTCTGAACGCTCCAGCAAAAGAACCAGGCGAATAAAGTGTTGGGCTTGTCCTCCATCCAATTTGAAATACCGAGCCAGTGGTAGGGGTCCACGTATATGCAGCAGTTTGTGTAAGTTGAGTTCCGTTTCGTCGAAGTACATAGTTATTGTTTGAAATAGACCAGTTCATCAATAAAAAGGAGGTGGAGGTTTCATCAATCGGAGAGACTGTTTTTGGAGTTCGAGAAAAACCACTTGATCCATTATGCCAACGACGTGAAGTATGTTCACTAAAGGTTAAAGAGTTAAAGTTATCGATAGCAGTTGCAGTTACAGCAAATACGTCTACGTGGGTAGTTAAATCTTTTAATGCCAACACGATATATACATCTACTGGATAGACTCCAGACGAAGCGGGTGCTTGATACACACCTGCTCCTGAAAAGTTAAGAACATTCAATCCATTCTGAAATGCACTCGAAACAGTTGCATTACTAAAGGTTGAAAAGGCTGACATGGTATTCCCAAATCCCGATTTATCACGCCATTGTGTCATATTTCCACTAGATAGCGTAAGTGTGCTTTGATCCGCTGCGTCCAACCATAACACACATCCTTGCATGTTATTAGGTTGAAATGCACGTAGATGAGGTCTCAGATAGACGTATGGGTTTGCATTACTAAAGGTAGGTACAAGTACAGTATTAGCAACACCCCATTTGCTCATCAAATACGAATCTACAGTTGAAATTTCAGTGTTTGTAAGAAATCGACTATATAGGATGATTTCTCCTACTTCAACAGCCGAAGTTTCAGCAGGGCTTGCTCCTGAGTTAATTCGCAATCCAGTCATTCCATTTCCTGATGAGGTTGTATTCGAAGAATGAAGTTGACCATTCCAATTAAACACATAGGAACCTCCTGGAGTACGTGCATGTGAAAAGGTATCCCAAGTTGTGTCAACTGTAGGGCCATTTAATATACCTGGATTTCCATCTACATATAAGACTCTTTCAACGGTTGACCAATATCCATATAAGTGATTGTTTGCAGTTCCTTGTAATACACGCCCTGCACCTGTCGATGTTTTTCTTCCAGACCAAAACAGTGTATATGCAGTTAAAGAAACATCAGGACTTGGAATCCAAGTTTGAGCGGTTGTTAGTAACACTGTATTCAATCCATTACGTCCACCTGCACTTATAGTTCCTGTACAGTTAACCGTATATCCTCCTTGTGGATTTGGCCAAGTACCCACAGTTCCCGATCCAGTTAGTGTAGATGCATTGTTCCAAAGTACACAGTTTGAAATGGATGTAGGACTAAATCCGCTTATGGATAATGGTGCTACATAAGAGAAAGTTGGGATCAATGATTGAATACCCCATTTCCATCCAAGATACCCTTCCACTTGTTGGCGTTGAGAGGTTGTTAATATGCTGTTAGTATATACGATAACCTCTGATATAGTTCCTGTAAAAAAACGACTAGAAAATGAAGAGGATAATGAAACTCGACTTGATCCTGTACGCGTTAGATTGATCGGAGATGATATTAGGTGGTATGAACTATAGGTTGCAGCTGTTGAAGGAACAGACCGTGTACCGTTTACAAAATAGTTACTATTGAAACCTATATCATTACCATCGCCAGAGTTGAGAACACCTGATAAATATCTGATACTATAATCACCTGTATTTGCAGTTCCGGTATCGTCTGCAAACGAAAATAACATATCAAAATCAAACGGATTTACCTGTTTAGCGACGATGAATATAGTTGTTGATTGGGCTATATATGGAATACTTAATCTGGTTATCATAACATTGCCTGTTGAAAAGTTTACAACTTGTCTCGTGTCATCAAGCAGATTTGATGGTCCAGTAGAACCGCTAAGGACGCTTAAATGATTGGAATTTCCTGATTTGTCTCTCCACTGTGATATGATAGACCCACTGCTATTTGTGAATGTACTTAAGTCCGCCCCATCAAACCACAACTGACAATTGCCTATACTCCGTGGATCAAATCCCCAGATGTTTTTGGATGTGGTGATCATTACTGTTCTTAAAACAATACAATATTGGAAAGATTATCCAGCATCACAATGGTTGAATTAGCAGGAGGAACTATGATAGGTGTTGGGACCACCACTGTCACTCCAAGTGTAGATGTATTGGTAGCTGCAGTTACAAGTGATAGATAAGTTGATGTATTGTTTCGAAGTGTCCAATATGCATTGGAATCTCTAAACCATACAGAACCGTTAAAATCAAGTGTAAGATTCGTAAGTGCAGATGTGGTTATATTGTATAAGGTTCCATAGGTATTCCTTGAAATAGTCAAACTGGTTCCACTAGTCACATTGCTATATGGAAACCGTATACCAAAAGTAGCAATCACAGGCGCTGAACTATTTCCGCTAATCAATGAACTTCCAACATACGGAAGGACACGTCTGCTTGCGATTCCAAATCCATTAATTGTAAATGGAGAAGATGTTACCTCATTCCAATCAGTTCCATTCGTTGATGTTGCCATTGTAGCATCTCCTTCTCCAACCGCTACCCATAGTGATCCATTCCATGCAACTTCATATCCACGAATTGAAAAAGGACTTGATGTTACTGCAGTCCAGTTAGTTCCATTACTTGAAGTTGCGATTGTATCGGTTCCTTCTCCAACCGCTACCCATAAAGACCCATTCCACGCAACTCCCTTAACATAATCTAAAGATGCAAGTGATCCTATTAAACTCCAAGTAGTTGCATTGGATGAATATACAATTTTATTGGTTCCATCTCCAACCGCTACCCATAAAGACCCATTCCATGCAATTCCGTATCCAGAACCTGTAAAGATAGTTGATCCTTGTCCAGTCCAAGTAATTCCATCCCGTGATGTTGCGATTGTATTGGTTCCCTGTCCAACGGCTACCCATAAGGATCCATTCCATGCGACTCCATATCCAAAATCTGTAAAGATATTTGATCCTAGTCCATTCCAATTAATTCCATTGGATGAGGTTGCGATTGTATTGCTTCCCTCTCCAACTGCTACCCATAACGATCCATTCCAGGCAACTCCGTATCCAGAAGATGTAAAGATATTTGATCCTAGTCCATTCCAAGTAATTCCATCAGGTGAGTTTGCGAGTGTATTGGTTCCCTGTCCAACTGCTACCCATAAGGATCCATTCCATGCGACTCCATATCCATAATCTGTAAAGGTATTTGATCCTAGTCCATTCCAAGTAGTTCCATTAAATGAATATGCAAGTGTATCGGTTCCTTGTCCAACGGCTACCATAAACGCTTCACCTCCACCTACGCCTAATGGACCAGTAGGTCCTGTATGTACCACTACATTCCCTCCAGTATCGTAGTTGGGTCCAGCGTAATAGATCTTCAAATAACCTCGTTGATCATCTTGTTTTGATTCAATTTCACTTGTGATGATAGTTCCAGTATTGTTTTCATTCTTATAGAGCTCAACAACATCACCAACTTCAAATCCATCCCAGTAGAAATCACCTGTAAAAATACCGGATGTATACGAATATGTTAGTTGTTTTCTACGATTAAATACGACAACAACACTAAGACCAACTACGCGTGTCACCATCATTTGAATTGTTCCATTTCCTGTAAGAGATACCCACCCCTGAAACTCAAATTCATATGCACCATTCTGTTGAATTGTAAATGCTGAATTTGAAAAGGTAACATAATATGAATTGGAACTGTAGACATAGTCATAACTGTTAATCAAACTAAGTGTATCATCCGTTGATGCTTGGATTTGATCGACATAGTAGCAGAGAACATAGGTTCCATCTGGAACATTTACAATTTGACCTGTAGGTCCAGTGGCTCCAGTATTTACTGCACTTCCAGAAATTCCCTGAAATCCAGTAGGTCCCTGAACACCTTGAAACCCTTGCCAACCTTGAGGTCCCTGAACACCTTGAGATCCTTGAAATCCAGTGAATCCCTGAACACCTTGAGGTCCCTGAACACCTTGAGATCCTTGAAATCCAGTGAATCCCTGAACACCTTGAGGTCCCTGAACTCCTTGAAATCCAGTGAATCCCTGAACACCTTGAGGTCCCTGAACGCCTTGAAATCCAGTGAATCCCTGAACACCTTGAAATCCTTGATTTCCTTGAGGTCCCTGAACACCTTGAAATCCAGTACGTCCTTGATTTCCTTGAAATCCTTGATTTCCTTGAAATCCTTGAGGTCCAGTAGAACCTGTAAATCCTGGACCATATGCAATTAAATGCACACTACACCAAGTGCCTTGACCAGTCGTTGAAGGGCCTTTTAGAATCTGTCCTCCAGAATTTCCACTGAATGCTGTAAAACTGATATAGTCAGTGGTTCCATTCATGGATACCATTTTAGTTCCACTCATTGATTGACCAACACCGGTAACTGTTGGAATAACATTTTGTAATATCATGATTGCGGAATTTGAATTTTTGATGGCTTGAATGTTGTTTTGATTATTTGATGCTGAACCATACTCCCACCATGCACCCATAGAAACTTCATAATACCCTTCTATATTAGGTCGAATGCGCGATGAACTTGTGAATGCCCCAGTGCCTCCTACTCCTGGATTCACGAACCAACCTTGCGGATCAAAATCACTTGCAAATGGGATAATCCAATTATTAGCATCCTGAAAAACAGTAACATCACCAGCTATTTTGCCTTGAACAACATATTGACTTGAAGCCAAACTTGATGCAGGTCCCATAATACCCTGAAATCCAGTAGGTCCTTGCCATCCCTGATTACCTTGAGATCCCTGAAATCCAGTGAATCCCTGAACACCTTGAAACCCTTGATTTCCTTGCCAACCTTGAGGTCCCTGGAATCCAGTGAATCCCTGAACACCTTGAAACCCTTGATTTCCTTGCCAACCTTGAGGTCCCTGAACACCTTGAGATCCAGTACGTCCTTGATTACCTTGAAACCCTTGATTTCCTTGAAATCCTTGAGGTCCTTGAAATCCAGTGAAACCCTGAACACCTTGAAACCCTTGATTTCCTTGAGATCCTTGATTTCCTTGAGGTCCCTGGAATCCAGTGAAACCCTGAACACCTTGAAACCCTTGATTTCCTTGAGATCCTTGATTTCCTTGAGGTCCCTGGAATCCAGTGAAACCCTGAACACCTTGAAACCCTTGATTTCCTTGATTTCCTTGATTTCCTTGAGGTCCCTGGAATCCAGTGAAACCCTGAACACCTTGAAACCCTTGATTTCCTTGATTTCCTTGATTTCCTTGAGGACCCTGAACTCCAGTGAAACCCTGAACACCTTGAAACCCTTGATTTCCTTGATTTCCTTGATTTCCTTGAGGACCCTGAACTCCTTGAAATCCAGTACGTCCTTGAAATCCTTGATTTCCTTGAGGTCCCTGAACACCTTGAAATCCAGTAGGACCTGTGACACCTGGAATACCGAATGAGGTGTGAATGTGTGAATAGGTTGCGCTGCTTTGAAAATAGACTACAGCTCTACGGTTTTGATTGTCTTGGTTATGAGATACGACAACAATATGTAAAGATGTATAGGAACTAATATCCACTGGTGTTTCAAATACTAATGATAGAGTAAAATCTTGTGGTTGTTCGTGTTGAAATATATATTCAATATCCGATCCATTGGTTGTTAGTTTCGTATACGCTCCTCCACTGGTTCGTCCAATCACCCAAAATCGCAATCCAATATGATTGATATCATTATTTGAGTCAGCTTTTGCATGAATGGTCATATCCCAAATACCTGGAGGAATGACTGTTTGTCCTCCAATCAAATTCGCTACATTAATCGCAAACTCAACGATAGGTGCGTCTATTGTAGCACTATGAGGAGTTGTGAATGTAATACTAGTTTGTGCTGCGCTGAGATCAGGTATTATAGATAAAAGACTTACATCGGTATTTTGCGTTGGCGAATAGACTACAGATGTAGCAGCTTGCATAGATGTTCCTGTAATGGTTGCAAGCTGTGCTGGAGTTCTTGGAGTGTAAGTAGGTGATGTATCTGCAGTGTAGTTCATATAGAGAACTGCACCTGATTGGACTCCATCATTTCCTTTGATACCTGTAGGTCCCGTTACACCTGTAGGTCCAGTATGTCCTTGAAACCCTTGAAACCCTTGATTTCCTTGAGATCCTTGAAATCCAGTGAATCCCTGAAAACCTTGGAATCCCTGAACACCTTGAAATCCCTGAACTCCTTGAGGTCCCTGAAATCCAGTACGTCCTTGAAATCCTTGATTTCCTTGATTTCCTTGAAATCCAGTGAATCCCTGAACTCCTTGAGGTCCCTGAACTCCTTGATTTCCTTGATTTCCATTTACACCAATTGTTCCATTGGTTCCCGCAGGACCCTGAAATCCAGTGAATCCCTGAAAACCTTGGAATCCCTGAACACCTTGAAATCCCTGAACTCCTTGAGGTCCCTGAAATCCAGTACGTCCTTGAAATCCTTGATTTCCTTGATTTCCTTGAAATCCAGTGAATCCCTGAACTCCTTGAGGTCCCTGAACTCCTTGATTTCCTTGATTTCCATTTACACCAATTGTTCCATTGGTTCCCGCAGGACCCTGAAATCCAGTGAATCCCTGAACACCTTGAGATCCCTGAACTCCTTGAAATCCTTGATTACCTTGATTACCTTGATTTCCATTTACACCAATTGTTCCATTGGTTCCCGCAGGACCCTGAAATCCAGTGAATCCCTGAACACCTTGAAATCCCTGAACTCCTTGAGGTCCCTGATTACCCTGAAATCCAGTGAATCCCTGAACACCTTGAAATCCCTGATTACCCTGAAATCCAGTGAATCCCTGAACACCTTGAAATCCCTGAACTCCTTGAGGTCCCTGATTACCCTGAAATCCAGTGAATCCCTGAACACCTTGAAAACCCTGAACACCTTGAAATCCCTGAACTCCTTGAGGTCCCTGATTACCCTGAAATCCAGTGAATCCCTGAACACCTTGAAACCCCTGAACTCCTTGAGGACCAGTATTACCTGTAGAACCTGTTAGACCAGTGGGTCCAGTGTTACCAGTAAAACCAGTGGCTCCACGATCTCCAGCTTGAGCAAATGAAAATATAACTTCTTCATTTGCACTGATAATACCTGAAGATTGTACATTTGAAACCGTCAATATATAGTGGGTGACCGCTCCACCGGTAGGAACTACAGATGTAACATTATAAATAGAATTTGTGGTGTCTGCTGAACCCTTCTGGGTTAGTTTGAGCTTTCCAAGGGTTGTGTTTGTGCTCTGTCCTAAGGATGTTAACCAGGAGGTAGCAAAATTTCCAGGGATATCAATCGTGCTCACCATAATGCGTGTTGCTGCAGAAAATACCGCGCTATTAATGTTAAACTTGCCAGAACCAGGATTCGTCCCTGTCGCTGCATTACCAACGTTGTATGCCCAAAGTAGCGAATCACCGCCATAGTCTCCTACTCCAGTAGGACCTGTACCACCTACACCTGTAGGTCCAGTAAGTCCTTGAAAACCCTGAACACCTTGAACTCCTTGAAATCCTTGAGGTCCAGTAGCTCCAGTTCCACCAAGAAATCCATCTATTCCACGTTGTCCTGTAGGTCCAGTAGCACCTGTGTTTGTTGCAGAACCATCGAGTCCTTGTGGTCCTCTAGATCCAGTAGAACCTGTAACACCAGTTGGACCTCCAGAACTACTTCCAACATAAGGTAACTGACTCCATGTACGAATACCATCTCCAATTTTCATCTGACCTGTATTCGTTTCAACTCCAGGTTCTCCAATTGCTAAAACTGGGTTTATTTGAGTCCACCGTGTATCAGTATCTCTACGTAGTTGAAATTTGGTAGGTGAAGTCACGCAAGGTGCAGACATTGTTATACTGCGCAGACATTTGTATCTGCATTTCCACCATCAGCTGGATCTGTTCCATCATTTCCATCCCACACTTGGCAGTATTCGGCCATTGCATCACCACCGTCCAAGATCGCAGCACAGACTGCAGCTGCTTTTTGACAGACACGAACACATACATCTGTTAATTCATACACTTCAACAACTCCAGTTGTGAATCCAGTAGTATGAGTGGTCTCCTTCATGACCCGTCCTGAAGCCCAGTGACCGTCAATGATAGACTTTCTGCGAACGTATTGAGTATACATAGATGCATCACGATTCCCACTTGAAGTGACACGCTCTTTTCCAGTTGAAATAGGAACTAAAAAACCAGGAACATCTGGAACTTGATCCAATACTGGAAGTTTAGAATGTTGATAGGATGTGTAGAAGAGAAATGTTAAAAAGAAGGTCGTAAACAGATGGGTAATTCCAAATGCCATTGTTTCATTGTGCGATTAGATCGCATCCACATTCACCTCATCATCCTCTTCAAAGATAACCTCATCTTTCTTGTCTTCCTCTACTGTTGCGTCCTTGATGAACAGTCTAGCATCTGCATCAGGCTTAACTTTACGGTATCTGACCACTTGCTCTTGCGACATGACTGCAATAATCTCATGAGTTTTTCCACTTAACTCGGTTTCTGCGACCATCACTAGACTTCCAATGTCTACCCACACTGACTTCTTTCCTTTTCCACGCATTCCACCTCGTAGTGGAGCTTGTAATAGGAATGCTTCTCCTTTGTCATTGAAGTATGCGACTTCCATGCGTCCACAACCTAGACGACGAGTGACCTTACCTACTACGATGCCTTCAGTAGAGACTTCATCCATGAGATCTTCAATGAGTGCATCTCCCTTGAGACGATTGTTACGGGCTTTGTTTCCTTCTGAATTCTTCTGAGACTTGTGACCTGAACCTCCTTGTGTATTTCTTGGCATTTTGTACTTAACTGATACTACAGAAATAGTTGAGGAAAACTGATCCATTTTGAATGACCCTCCGATCGTTCTAAGAAAGGCTCTCCGATCGTCCAAAATGGATCTCATTGTTTCTAACCAAACCAAGTTAGGTCAGTAAAGTAAAAATGTCTTCAATCATCATCAACAGTTTCTATCGCGCGCTCACAAATATCGACGAGAATGAAGGAATCAAGAATCTCACAGTCAAGAAGTTAACCACTCTCCTCGTAGACATTCTCTATCCTGAGGATGGAGTTCTAACATGGGAGGATGACAAAACTCTCAAAATCAAGTTCAACGGCAAGGTACCAGTTGAAGAGGAGACTCACCAAGTTGAAGTCACCATTCCTGTAGCTGAGCCAGCTCCTGAGCCAGCAGCTCCTGAGCCAGCTACTCAGCCAGCTCCAGAGGTAAAGGAGATCAAGGTCACAGAACCTAAACCTAAGCTCACCAAGGAGCAGAAAGCAGCCGAGAAGGCAGAGAAGGAAGCCAAGGCAGCCGCAGCAAAGGCCGAGAAAGAGGCTAAAGCAGCAAAGGCAGCCGCAGACAAAGCTGAGAAGGAAGCCAAGGCAGCCGCAGCAAAGGCCGAGAAGGAAGCTAAGGCAGCTGAGCCAAAGGCAGCTGAGCCAAAACCTAAGGCAGCTAAAGCCAAGTTTGTGGGTAACTTGGAGAAGTTGAATGCAACTCAAGAGAAGTTGTGGAAGAAAGTCGCAGCTGACTCTAAAGTTGAGCTGACTGACGATCACAAGAAGCAGTTTCTAGCTCACATCAACGAGTTGGATAACACTGAGTACAACACCAAAAAGTTGGAAACGTGGATGACTGAGTTCTTCGCACCAAAAGAACCAGAGGTCAAAACCAAAGAGGAAGAGATGTTTGTTGTAGAGTACAACGGCAAGGAATATGCAGTAGACAATGATGGAAATGTCTACGAGACGATTCCAGGAACAGATGTAGACAAGAAGGTTGGAAAGGTTGGAATGGCATACTTCAAGGACATGGAGATGCCCACGGAGTAGACAGTGTTCACAATTGTGACACGGAATAAAGTGTTCACATCATTGTGCGACACGTAGGACATGGTTTTTTACATAAGTTGAGTATGCAATTATCGGGTGTCACTACATCTGGAGCACGTGGAGCCATAAGAGGTCCTGCAAGAGGATTCACTTCTGGGAATGTTCTGTTATCACGGGCATTTTGAGCTGCATTTCCTAGAACATCATTACGTAAAATAGCAGTGTAGGCAGATGCTCCTGATTGAGGGTTAATAAAGAAAGGCGTAATCGTTCGTAATGTAATTGAAGTTGAAACTGGATATCCGCCAGCTGTTTTTGCATAGACTACAATACCTTGATTCGCAATTGTAGGTGAAATACCAGAGAGTGTTGCAGTGAGTCCACTGCTATCTTTCAAAAATTCAAATCCTAATGGAATTGCGGATGAGAAATAATAGATAAAACTTGCAGATCCAATTGCTTTAATAGGAATTGAATAAGGTACATATTCAAATAAAGTAAAGGATGTTTGAGTAGGTTCACTAAAGGTTAATGTACTAAGTTCTGTAGGTATGTTAATTGTTCCAGATCCTGAAGTTGTAAAGAGTATATAGATAGTTGTGGTTGCTGTAACTGTTCCAAATACTGCTGTTAAAGTTACTGAATAAGTTGTATTCAAGGTTGCAGTTGTAAAATCACCTGAAACTAATCCTCCTGAAGTTACATCAATTGTAGCTGTAGTAGCTGGACTTAGAGTTCCAATTGAAAATGTTGCATTCACAAATGTGTCAGATGAATATTGAACTGCACGATATTGGATTCCTGAAAAGATCGATGAAATAGTATCAGTTCCATTAGCTTGAATAATCATTAACTGATCTGCAATCATTGAATACGAATAGACTTGATTTGTAATTGAATATCCGGTAGTTGCTGTAATTGTAAAACTACCAGAGGACGATGTACTAGGAGTTCCGGTAAGAAGTCCACTTGCACTAATCACTAATCCAGTAGGTAAATTTATAGATGAATACGATTGTATAAGACGTTCACTAAGAGTAGATGTTGCTAAAAATTGAAAGGGTGTAATAGCTCTGTTTTGAAAATATGTAGGAGTATACGTTGACCAGCTAAATGTATCGGGTAGAATTGAAAGCTGTATTGTAGTAGTTCCGATGGTTCCAATAGAATCAGTAGCAGTAATCGTAACAGTTGTAGATGAAAGTGAATTAGTTGGAATACCGGTTAATGTTCCAGATGTAGAATTCAATGTTAATCCATATGCTGTAAAATCAATAGAAGATGTGTAAATAATAGGTGTAGCATTTGCAGTAGAAGTAGCTGAAAATATAATAGGAGTTGTGTAATATCCAATTTTTTCACTAGTTAATGGTCTTGAAACAATAAATTGAATCACAGAACCGTTTATAGGTGTAGAACCTCCAAATGTAACAATATTTGGATTAATTGGAATCGTTGCTGTAACAGATCGTGAAGTTCCGTTTGTGTTCGTTGCTGTAAACGTATAGGAACCTGAAAGATTCACTTCTGTTGGTGTTCCCGATAGACGATAGATATTAGGCCCTGAATAAAGTTGTATAGTTAGACCTGGTGGTAATGAATTTGCAGTAACACTTGTAATTGTAGCGGTTGAAAAGAAACTTCCAGCTGTAATCAAAACATCGGTTGTTCCAAGAGGTTTGGATCTATACAATGTTACTGAATTGGATACATTAATCAATACAGTTTCGGCCATTGAAAAATTAAACAAAGATGATCCTACAATTTGTTTTCCAGTTTGATCAGTTCGGGTTCCTGTAAGACGTGTTTGATATGAATTTGAAGGATATGTAGATAAAGACGTTGCAAATGCAAGGCTCGGAGCTCCGGCAAGTATAATTGTAAGTGAAGGGTCGTTTGACGGGGTAAAAGGTTGAGACACGTTGCTTCCTAAGTTATTTTGAAATGTAAATCCATCTGGAAGTCCGCTCCATGTGTAGTTGAAGACTGAGTAATAAATTGTAGGAGGTTGAACTGCAGTTGAAGTAATAGGAGTTATCGCAGTATCGACTGTTAAATTTGAAAGAGTCGATGTACTTGGAGTAATTCGAACAAGTTGTTCATTTACTCGTATAGATATAGTACTGGTAACAATCTTACCATTTGAACTATTACTTCCAATAATTTGATAGTTACTTTGATTAACCCGTAAAATAGGAGTTCCTTGTAGAAAAAATGTATTACAAGAACCTCCAAATGAAAGACCGATTGGAAGAGTTGGAACACTTATAATACTTGTAATAGGAAGAGCTGTTATGAAAGAAGGATTCGATCCAAATGTATTACTTACATCTTCATATTGAAATAACTGAAAATTTTGATTTACAGTTGGAGGAAAGAAACGTCCTTGACCTACAGTGATAAGAATTGTTCGTGTATCCACAATTGTAGTTCCATACATCAGATCTACAATTAAACTTAAAGGATTTGAATAAGCAATTGAAAATGATCCTTCAAATGTAATACTTTGTAGATCTTCAGAAATTGTCGTAAATGCTATAATATCTGGTGATGATCGACTAACTCGAAATGATAGACCAACTGCATCTGAAGATTCTGTTGTAAAAAGATATGTAAATGGTTCAAATTTAAATAGACTTAAACTTCCTGTAGGAATTGCTGGAGTGATTGTAATAATACTTGGAGTTGTGATAATATTTGCTAGATTACTGAAAAGAATAGTATTTCCATTTAATTCGGCATCAATTCTAATTGTTGTAGTTCCTCCTGAAGTAAGACCTATTGCTGATCCAAATGTTAGACTATATTGCGTTTCTCCATTTGTAATGAATGGAACTAAAGAAGTTGAAGTAACGTTAGAGTTATATTTAAGAGCTACATTCACAAGATTATCAGGTATGGAATACGTATAGACTCCAAAGGGTTGATAGGTTACAAGAGATAATGGGCTTGTAAGTGGAGGGTCTACAGAAATTGTAAACGGATCAACTGTAATATAAAAATTACTAGATGCTTTTTGAACTCCAAGAATCGATTGAAGAATTGTTAATTTAAGTGGTTGTGTTTGAGTAGGCATACTCTGAAATCCACCTGCAGTTCCAAATGTAATAAGGTCAGATCCACTACCAGCAAGAAGGGGGAGTAATTCATTACTTGTCTGACCTGAAACAGTCAATGTAGGAAAAATAGCAGGATAAAACACTATTTTATCAGGAGAAGTCAATGTAAATGTAGTGGCAGGATTAGGAAGTGCAGCAGTAGGTATCCAAAGTAAATTATCATCTAAATCTCCTGGTATATTATTGGAATTACCAAATGCTGGTACAGCTTGATAAACTGCTGAATTATAGATTACACGAGTAGTTCCTGTATAATCAGTTGAAGAATTCCATGCAGAATAGTTTGTATCTGAAACTGTCCAGTAGGCTGTATTGTTAAATGGATTGTTATTGAAATTTATATCAATTACAGATTTGTAAACCAGTAGAATCGAATCTACGAGATAATTAACACGATCACCGATAGTATAACTAGTAGATGGACTCCAATATGAAAGATCGGTACTAACTGGCCACCAATACTGAAAATTACTTATAGCAACTGGTGAATTACAATCACCGAAGAATCCAGAACTGCTTATAGATTCATAGGATAATCCATTAGGTTCATAAAAAACTTTTGTACCGGTGGTGTAGTTAGAAGCAGTTGAAAGCCATGTTTGATATTGTGGACTATCCCAATAAATATCTGCATTAAATGATAGTGTTGGAGCACTATATAGAACTTCTTGAATAAAAATATTTCCTACTTGTCCACTTATACTTGTAGTTCCAGCACCCGCTACATTCACTGTGAATGTATTACTAGTAGGTATTGATGCAACTTGTTTAGAATCAATATTAGCCGCAGGATAACCTACTAAATCATCAATAGTTACAGTTTGACCTACAAATAGTCCATGATTTATATTTGTGGTGTATGTAATAAAGGTAGTAGATCCAACAGCATCAGAAACCTTTTCATAAAATAATTCATAAGCAGTTGGATACGTGATAAGAAAATTACCATCGCTTCGCTTTGTAAGTGAAATCACGCTACCATTTGTGTATACAGCTGCATCTATGTAACGAACAACAGCGTCATCTACAGTAGCAGAAGAAAGAACAAACTGTTTTCCTAAAGTAATTGTATATCCATTGTTTGCCGGTACTGGTGTATAGGGTATTTGAAACGTAAATACAGAACCAGTTGCAATATCTGGCGTATAATAGAATTCTCCATCAAACCTGATATATAAATTTGGAGGAGTGCTTGTCACCAATGTATTGTTAGGACTATACGCCCCACTATTTGAAAATGTAATTAAAGAACTTGGATATGCTTGATATGTAGGAGGAAGCTCATTAGAACCAGGAGGAGTTACACCTGAATTTGAAAAAGTGTATGAAAATTCAGTAGCTATTTGAATATGTGTAGAACTATTTGAATCCATACTCACTGAAGGACTTGATACAATGGTAGGGAAGCTCATTAATTACTTACTTAGATTTAGGAAGAGCCGGTTTAACTATTTTCTTTTTTGTTTTTTTATTAACTGATTCATCAAATGCTTGTTTAGGTAGTTCCTTAATTTCAATCCCTGGAAGCACGGGTTGTGTAATCTCCGTAAACGCTTGAGAAGCCATCTCCTCCGATAGATTGCGGTATACCATATCCAATTTGAGCTTCACGAGGTTGGAGTTGACGTCCATACTCTTCCATGCGAACATTTCGTGTTGCAGATAGCCACGGAACTGGCTCAAATGGAATACGTTTGGGCTCTTCAGTAGTAGACGTTGTCTGATATTGGCTATACAAAAATAGACCAAATCCAACAATAGTAATCACAAGAATCACGAGGTTCATAAGCCACGATGATGCTTGGATAAGTTCATGTTTACGTTCAATTAAATTACTTTCAATTCGTCTCATGTCGAACGTGTCGATGAGGGAGCCTGCGACGTGCATTGTTCTGTAGCAGGACACCATTGTGCTCCAAGAAACGAGAGAGTCTCTTTAGCCCATGGATTGGTTAAGCAAGAACAAACTTGTATTTTAGAAGGATAGATAAACACATATCGTTCTAGATCATAAAGTTGACGGCGTGTAAAGTTTTTAGTACATACTTTATGGATTCCTTCATTGTAGCGAAGAAGATTGTAATCCATTATGCTACAGACTGAAGACTTTGTGTATATGGATTGCTCTTAAAAGCGTCTAATAAACCCGGCTGTTCATTTCGGTTGGTGTAGACATCTTGTTTGAGAGGTTCCACATATCGCTGAGATCCCATCTGGGATGCTGACGGTGCCTGACCTCCGAATGTCATCAGAGGTGCTTCAAATCCACGAGAGTTGTTCAACAATGATTCATCACGGTGAGTTTGAACATTGTAGGATTGAGGACCTGCCTGAACAGCCATACCTCCAACGGGTCCTCCAGGAGCTGCACGACCTTCAACTGTTAATTTCATGAACTCCTGGAATGGTTCAGTAAATGCCCGAATATAGGACATACCACCTGCTGCAGCGGTAGTTGCAGGATTTGCTTGAAGCATTGTCATGGATTCGCGATTTTGAAGCTTCATCAACTGCTCAGGATACAAGGAGTTTGCGACCTGCTGACCGGCTGTTGTATTCACGTGATCCAATGAACCATTCTCGCCTGTGAGAACTTGGAATCGGTCTGGGCGGTTCTTCTTGACCGGTGCTTGCAAGCCCATTTCAGTAATGTAGAACTTACCAGGTGTTGGGTCTGAAGTGTATGTGACCTTAGCCTTATTCGCAACACGAAGTTCATCGGTGGTCTTAGGCAATGCATATTCTCGCATAGACTCTTGATTGTAGCCACCTGAAGGTAAGTTAGTGTAACCATCATTCACACCTGGACCCACTTGAATTTGGTTGATTGGAAAGGTGTTCTTCATCGCAAGTGAAGTGACTTGACGCTCCTGTTCCCATTCAGTTTCAACTGGGGTCTTCCAAGGTCTTCCAGTGCCTACTTCAGGCTTGAAGAATGCAGGTGCTTCTTCTTTGTGATGAAATGTATGCTTTCCTGATCCAGTATAGAGATCTAAAACTCCATCAGTGGCACCTGAATACATAGACTGAGTTTGTGATGCTCCAAAGAATGGAACCATGTTTCCATGTCCTGTAGGCGATTGGAGAACTGAAATAGTATCCGTTGCTTGTTCTTCAGGATTCACGAAGGTCTCTAAGGGATTTATCTTAGGTTCACCTTCAGCATACGTAGTTTTAGACGGCTGTGTGGAAAGAGCATAACCGAGGGCGGCTAAGCCGACTAACATTGCGACTTCCATTTGTGTATCACTCAAGACAAAATGGATCTAGGCCAAACAATGAGATGAGGATTCATACACAATGTCTGGAAATTCGTTTATTATCAGTGCTGATTCCCGTGACGGAAAGAAATGGTTACAAAGTGAAGATCGTGAATTAATTCGTATGTGTCGTCATGAAAATCTAAATTTGGATGAGATGGCAGCTCGTATGCGTCGTAGTCCTCATTCAATAGCATATCGTTTAACTAAAACTATGCTAGAACATCTAGATGGTCGAACAGATGAAGCGTCTATCAAGGAAGTCTCGGATTGGATTCTTCCTAACTCTGCCACTCTCCTAACCGAGTCGTATTCGCAAGCCGCGATTGTTCATTCGTAGGAAACGGTACCACCGCATGCGACTGGGGCTTATATAATAACCAGTGGAAGGCATGACTTGTTTCTTTACCTGACTTTTCTACAGCCACTTCAGTCGCAGTCTTCATTTTTTGCCTATCAAATTTAGGAGTAGGGACAATGGTTGCTGGAAGCCTTGGATCCATTAAAATATGACGTCAAAATAATGTTGTGGTTCCTGCTTGTAATCATCCTTATTTTAGTAGGAATCGTCTATTTCCCTCGTGAACATTTTAGTATGTTTGGACGAGAAATTGTAAACGTTTCAATATTTGGAGAAGATACATGTCCTCCTGGTCATGAAAACGATGCAGGATTGTGCTACCCGAAGTGTCGTTCAGGATACAGAGGTGTAGGACCTGTATGTTGGGCTATTTCTGAAAATATTGGAATTGGAACCGTAATTGGTCTTGAACCTTGTCCTGAAGGTTGGTTTACTGAAGGATTGATTTGTCGTGAACCCATTACAGGTGGATGTACAACCTATTGTGATGGAAATTGGGATTGGTCTGCAGGTGGTTTCTGTAAAACTCGATGCGAACCCCTTCGTGGTGGTCGTTTGAAAGGGCGATTAGATGGTGGAGGTGTATGTCCAGGTCCTCAGGGAGGTAACTACACTGATCGTGTAGATGGAATGTGTTATAAACAATGTCCTGAAAAACTCCCTAGACATATACCTGGTATGCCTTATTTATGTTATGTAGGTGGTGATCTTGCATATGGACGTGGTGTTGGAAAAATCCCCAAACTAATTCGTGTCGCAGGTAAGTATCCAATGTTTTAAGTTTAACTACCATCCTGATCTCCATGTCTCTCCTTGCTCACCACGAGCAGTCTGGAAATCGCGATCCCACCAATTTCCTTCATTATAGTCAACATGCCATGCAGCTTGAACCCTTCCTGATGGAGTAAATGATACCGGATTATTAGTTCCATCTTTTTGAAACTTAATTGAGCCTCCTCCAGTATCATTAATGTTCCATGATCCAATTTTAATACTATTTACATTTAGGTCTCTAGGAACACTAGCAGGGTTTCCAGCAGGTCCTTGAGGCCCCTGATCTCCCTTAGCTCCAGCAGGTCCTGCAGGGCCAGCAAATCCTCTTTGTCCAATGGGTCCTTGAGCACCTTCAAGACCTCTTTCTCCCTTATCACCTTTTTCTCCTTTTTCTCCCTTAGGACCTACAACTCCTACTGTAGATCCAGCTGTTCCGGGAACTCCCTGAAGACCTCGATCTCCTTTTTCACCTTTATCTCCCTTGTCTCCCTTGATACCTTGAATACCTTGCTCACCTTTGGGTCCAACACCTCCAATGGGTCCAGCGGGTCCAACAGCTCCACGAGGTCCCAAGGGTCCCGCGGGTCCAGCAGGTCCTACAGGTCCAGCAACTGTGCTACCAGGTCCAATGGGTCCAGGCGGACCACGATCTCCTTTATCACCTTTTAAACCATAAGGCGCTGCACTTCCTGCTGAACTTGTAGTTGGAGCTTCAGAGACAGCCGTATCTCCTCCTGTAAAGCTTTCAACTACTCCAGACTGTCTGAACTGAGCTCCATAATTGGCTATTTTTCCAGCAGTTGTGGAATCATAACCTGACCATTCTGTTCGTGAATAGGGAACTAAGTTGAATGAACTAAGCATCTTTCTGAACTTTGCTACAGCAGCCTTGAATGCTTTATCATCGGTTCCTGGAGGTGGTAATGGAAGTTCTGCTTTTCCAGTAGGTTTGAATCCAAAGCAGTTGACACCATATTTGGTATTAGGGTCAAAATAACCACCGTTTACACCTGGACGACCACAAGCAGTTCGCTTTACAGTATCAGGTTCTCCTTGAAGTGCTTGCCATGTTCCTCGTTGAGTAGGGTATAGCGCAAATCCACCTGCAGACCATCCGTAGCTACACCATTCAGCACCATGATTATATGCATCAATCACTTGTTCAAGAGTCGCAAGTTCAGCTCCATACGCAGCACAGACAGCTGGAGCATCTGCATAAGTAAACTGCGATTCATTGATATGAAAAACTTCACTACCCACCATTGGTGCTGAAGGAGTTTTAGCAACTGGTGCAGGTTCTGGAGCAGGCTTAGGTTTTGGTGGAGGGGCGACTACGCTATTGTAGTCACTCAAGTCAATGAACCCATAGTACCAAAGTACTAGAACGATCAACGCAATCACAAGCCAAAGTGCCAAGACAGCAATGGCAGATCCAGTGTAAAAAAGAACGAATAATGTAAGGATTCCAGAGAACCCTGCTGAAATCGCAAGGACAACTTCTATTGATGCCATGTCTTATTACTAGTTAAGGCGATAATACATTAGCAATCTCATCGTATCTGCCATTGGAAACTGTTGTGGTCCGTGACTTGCTATATGATCATCATTGTAACAAACCCAAGTCTTACCTGGAGGCATATCACGACCAAATGTCCACCAATGTCCACCATCAAAGCATACGACGGCGAACAGCGCGTAATCGATTTTATTCAAGGTTAGTATACTGGAATAGGTAACTGTTGATTTCAAAGAGGTGACATGAAAGGTAAGGATTTGAGGAAAGGTAGCCAATAGAAACTGTTTAGTGCATCCTTTATTTCCACATTTTTCACACTTCCAGTCAGGAACTTCATAAGGCTGTGCGGCAGAGACAATCGCTTCAGAGACAGACTCTTTAGGTTTGGAAGGTACAATCGGAAACTCAATCATGGATTCTCGTCTTCCATCGGTATACTCACAATGTTTACATTTGAGTCGGTTCTCAACTTTGAATCGAAAGAGCTTATCCAACATCGGAACTTTATCACAAAGGAACTCTAGTAGTTCATGAGAATCTCCAATGCCTTCTCCTGCAGGCATAAGGGTTGTATTTACACACGTGTAGAAGTCTTTGAGACCCATTGCTCCACTGGAAGACCAGATGGTATATAGACAAACTTCTACAGGGTTGGTTGTATCATGCTTTCCATCTTGAAAGCGCTGTTGTAGATCAGGAATACGATAGATAGCCTGTAAAGCAGCATTAACCCAACAAGATCCACGCTGATTACGGAGGCCGAATGATTTCATTATTAGAGGTGTAGAGTCCATGTTTAGTTTAAGAACGCTGAGAAGTCAGCTAAGTATGGAACTGGTTCCGTTTTAGATGAACCTGAACTGGGTGTAAATTCTTGATAAGGATTTGGAAATAAATCTTTATCTCCTGGAGATCTTGAAGCACCACCTTCTTTTCCAGGCATTCTTGATGTTCCAAAAAACTGACTATTTGGATTTGATCCAGTAGATTCAGGATCTGGAAGAACACCTGATTTTACAAGGCTTTCACTTTGAGATATTGGAGCAACTGCACCTGATTCAACCATTTTAGATAAACTAGGTTTCGGTCCAAGTAAAATTGGATAAATACGATCACCCATTCCTAATCCAGAACCAGAATTGTCTCCTAATCCAGTCCAAGCAGGTCCCCAAATATTTCCCTTTCGCATATTATTTGAAATTCCTGCTATTTCTGGATTATTGTTAGCAGTCATTTGGCTTTGTGCTCCAGAGTCAACTGCAGGTTTAACACATAATCCTGTAGGAGGTTCATAGGTATATCCACCAGAACATGTTGGTTCTTGTTTTTGAACATCTTCACATCTTTTAGTATCATCTTGTTTAGCCTTGTATCCAGTAGGGCAAGTATAAATAGGAGGTTTTGAATACATATTTGTAATTGAATTATATGTGAACCCTAATGCTAACTTTTCTGCATGCGGCATTGAAGAAGGTGGAACGCAATATGTACCTGCCTCTAATGTTGAACCTTGAGGGCAGCTAACATTGGCATCTACATCAGCTTTACCACAGAATCCATTTGTTAACGGCAATCCAGCTGGACATTTAGGTTCTGGTGGATCTGCAGGATTAGTAGAAGTTTGACCTAACGCTGCAAGCACATCCGCATAACCTGAGTTAGCAGCTCGTTCATTTGATCTAATTTGTGCCGTAGTCAAAGCTACATTTTGAGCTCCAGCAGTCTGATTTACGAAATAAGCTACCAAAAGCTTCTTGATTTCTTCCTTATTGTCTAAGAGAAATCCAGAGGTTGCTTTAGTATTCAAGAATGTATCCACATTAGCTGCTGTTAAAGATACACTAGCCGGTTTATACACAGTTGTGTGGAAATCTCCCATTAAGCTAGAAATTGTGCCATCGACTATCTTTCGCTGACCTTCAAGTGTAGTTTTATCAGGTTTGCCTTGTCCTGAATTCTCAGCTGAGTATTTATCCCGTAACTTATCGACCAAAGCTGTGCTCATTAGATTCACAATGATCGGATAGTCTGAGTCGCCATAAGGAGGTCCTTTTAGTGTAGCAGTATCTTGGAAATTCTCACGAACAGACCATAAAAATAGAATCACACCCACGCCGAGTGCGAGTAGAATCCAAGTCCACTTCTTCATTACACTCTTGACGGGAGTAAAAATACGATTAATGCGACTAAAATTGAAAATGCAGCAAGTCCGATCGCAGCGATCGTAATCAAGCGTTGTGTCACACCTGTTTCACTTTTGGCTTCAGTCTTGGTTTCTTTCTTATCTTCCTTTTTAGTTTCCTTAGGTTTAGCTGCCGCTGCTGCAGCAGTGGCTCCCCATACAGAGTTCAAGATATCTCCGTATCCTGACTGTGAGGCACCATCTTGACCTTGAAGAAAGTATCGTTTTAGAAACTCTCGTAGATCGGCAGTATTCGCATCCACCCAAGAATCATCTTGATTATTCAAAAAGGTATTGACTTGAGCTAGAGTGATTGTAGATGTGGAAGTCTTGTAGAGTTGCCAATAAAAGTTACTCATGACTTGAGAAATTGGACTATTATTGGTTCCATCTCCATGAACAAGTCGTATCTTCTCTGCATCGGTCAATGTAGTTGATGTAACACCCATTCTTCTTTTTAGACTTTTCAGAAGCTCTGGTGTCATCATATTAATAATATTTTGAGCTGAAGCAGCAGTCTTTCCATAAGGAGGACCTTGAACTTGTGCTGTATCTTCAAATCCTTCACGAGTCCATATGAACAGGAGTGTGCTGACTAAAATCAATGGTAAAATAAATGACTTAATTGACTTCATTACATTCTTCATAAGACGTTTTCTTCACATCCCTCTCGTTTTGATTCCGAGCAAACATCGTAAAAGAGTGTTCCAGTCTTACCTACAGTTTCATAGTTTGCTTCACCTAATCTACGTGGCCTTCCTTGTTGTTTCAAAGGTGCGTAATGGCCTTCAGGAACAGGTCCATCAGCTCTAGGATCTGCAGGTGTATACTCTAATTCAGTTCTATCAAAAACTTGATCACGTCCCATGGAAGGTTCAAGATTTTTAGTTGGAGTGAATTTAGTTTGTCGTTTTTCTCGTGCAGCAGCAGTTTCACCTGCATCAATATGGAATCCATCTGCAATGATCATACGAAGAGAATTTGTATCAAGTGGAAGTCCAACTACATCTGGACTTTTCAAAAATGTTTCAATATCTGCAGTGGTAGGTTTAGTTGGAGAAGGATCATAGACTTTATCGAAGAAAGCCCTAATTGCCTTGATATAATCATCATCATTAGCTCCAATAGGAACTTGAGAATCTACTTTGCTTTTCCACATCGCATATACAGGGGATCCAGTATCTTCTGGAGGACGTTGAACCGATGTTGAAACACCTACACCTGACGACTTAAATTCAGTATCTACAAAGGTTTCTCGAATAGACCATAGTATTAAAAGTATAAACAAGGAGAGTGCGATCCACTCAATCATTATTTATTGGACAACACAAAACCCTTCTTCCTTCTTGGCTGGCTTAGATACAAAAGTTTCTTTAGGACGCATACTTCTGTCATCTGAAGCATAGTCTAGTTTGTAAAGACCTGCTGCAATGGCTTTATCAGAAGATTCAACACCTAACCACGTAGATTGCATTGCGTCATATTTTGCCTGAGTCTCAGGATCACGAGGTGCAAACTGTTTGAACCCTGTAGCCGGGGTATGAACTGCAAGAGCAGTATTATAGTCCGCATATTGTGGTAAGGCTTTTGCATCGGTCGGTTTTACAAGTTCTGCTTTATTCAACTCGGCAACGGATGTCATTTTCTAGTTCTCTATATAAATGCCTACAGTAGTTCTGCGTGGCGGCGACAAGAAAGAGGCTGCTAAGAAGCTTCTTAAAAAGCAACCTCTTCTAGTGTTATTTTTTATGGATGGATGTTCTCATTGTGAAGCCAATAAACCCGCTTGGGAAGAAGCTAAAAAGAAAGCGAGTGTGCCAACAGCAGAAATTGAAGCTTCAGCTACACCTGACGGCGAAGCAGATGGATTTCCAACAATGAAATATGGAAAAAAGGAGATTTCAGGTCAGAAAGAATCAGGTGATGAAATCTTAGATGAACTCAAAGTGCCTAAAAAATCATCGGGTGGCCGTCGTCATCGCTTGAGAACCGGTAGGCGTGTCAATCGATTGATTGGAGGGAAGTCCAGGCACCGTACCCTTCGCAGCTACGTATCCTTCTGAGAGTAGCTTATCCGTTCTCTGACCCTTACCTAAAAACTTAAGTAATCCACCATGATCATCTGTTACAACTGTATGGAAGTTACGCTGAGCCTGAACCATCTGAAAAATATCGGTTGTATCCATGTAGATATTGGATGTCTTTGCAAATGCAGCATTCACTTCATCACGAATATCCTTGCGAGTCACATCTGCAGCAGGAGGCATATTAGGATTATCCAAAATATCTGTCAAATGAGGATTCATGAATGGGTTATCATCGGACGGACGAGTTTCCATATCTCCAACATAACCAGAAACTACAAGACCATTTCCGAAAGACTCAACAATCTTCCTTGCACGAGGAAACATCAGATTGAGAGCAATTGTGACTCCCATCACAAGTGGAATGATCAAAAGATAGAGTGGTCTCATACTTGAAAGAAACAACAATATGGCGAGATACACTGAAAATCTCACGACTGCATTCAGAGCCGTAGAGACGGGCATATCTGCTGTAGGAACAAATTTAAACCATGTATCCGCCGTGAACAAGATGTTAGGTTCATAATACCAAAAGGTTTCGCTTGACATCTCTCTTATCTTCACTTGCGAGACTTTTCAGCGACCTTCCTCTGTAGCCGTGCTAACATACGAGCACGACGAGCCTCTGGACTATTTGAAAGGATCTCACGTGAAGTGTTTCCAGTAGCGGGTTGTTCACGTTGTCCCACGACCATCTCGTTCATGTATTTTCCAAAAGTAGAAGTCATCTTCGCACGAAGCATCTCAATCTCTCGAATAAGTTCCTGTTGATTGATCTTACCCGTTACAATCCTGTCACGAAGAACCTCTTGTGCACGACTCATAATCTCCTTGAGAGCCTCACTGTCTTGAGGATTTTGCATGAGGCGAATCAGTTCATCTGGGTCTTCAAGATTGATATCTAGATCTTCAAACTTTATAGATTGAATTAAATCACCAATCACAGAGGCAAGGCGAGTATTCATAACTAAATCTAGAATCTCCTTCAAAGAGTTTTGTGTATCTTCATCTTCCAAAATCTTCATTACATCATCTTGACGTGATCCAGGTAAGGCTCCCTTGAGTTGTTCAAAAATGGCTCCAAATTTCTCTTTTGGATTGCCGTTCAAGAAAGCATACAACAATGCCATACGAAGCTTTTGCCACGCCTCATCGGATCCATCCCAATTGACCTGAATGTCAGGGAACAACTGAGGTGCAGTGTCAGTATCTGTAAACAACGTATTGTCTTTTTGGACAATTTTCATCAAATGGGGAAGGAGTTCCTTCTCGATGTGAGCGAACAGTTCATCAGATGCCTTCGGAAACTTAGTATCCGGCATCTTGTCCTTGAAATATTTAATTAAATTCCTCAAGTGCTCCATTTATACATTAACTAGAGTACAACTGTAAGCGGATTATAACTCAGAACTTGATAGATAATTGAAAATGAAACAAGTGTAACTGCTAATGTCATACAATAAACATGAGTTGTAAAATCTAGGTCTTCGAGTTCTTTCTCTAGATCAAATATCATTAGTTAGTTGATGTTAATAGTGTCTAAACAGCACGATTTCCACCGCGAGATCCAAACATAGCCTTTTGTTCAGAGGTCAAGCATACACATCCTAGATCACCTGAGAAAGGTGATGGGCAGCAGTCTGCACTTTGCTTGTTATTTGAGAATGCATACAAAGGTGTATCATCTGTTTGATCATATGGGTGTTCAGGGGTCGGAAGAGGCTCTGCTCCAAGAAGAGGAGATACACCTGAAAATCCTTGAACTGGACCTGTTTCAACAGGCATTCCCTTTTCCTTCTGCATGAACTTCTCTTTAACCGCAGGAGAAGATGTAAGAAGTGTTGAATTAATAAAAAGACCTGCTAGGACGGCGGCAACAAAAAATGCAAGGACAGCTGTGGTTCGTTTCATCTTATGTTTGAGCTTGGAAAAAGTTTAACTTGAAGGTTCGTCCCAAAGTGAGGTTCTCCTAACGTCCAAAATGGATCTATAAACTCTAATTTGATAGACATCATCAATCATGGAGCCAAATTATTCAAAGATGTACCTTTCAGAGCTTAAACTTATTGCTAAGACCCGTCGTATCAAGATGTATTATGTCAAATCCAAAGAGGAGTTGATTGAACTTCTGACTATGAAAGAACTTCCACTTGAAATGAGAATTCAGAAGATGACTAATAAACAACTTCAAGTCGAAGCAAAGAACCGAGGTATTACAGGTGTTACTGGACTTCGTCGCCCTGCACTTATTAATTTACTATTTCCGAAGACTGAGGATGTCAGCAAGACTTCCTCGAACGAGAATCAAGAGAATCAAAGCCAGACAGACGAACATCATCAACCAGAGGAGCATGATCCCGAAGAGGTAAGGATATAAAATATTTAAAATACGAGAAATCATTGGGCGAAGAACCTGATTCTCAATAGATTCTTGAACGTCGGGCGACCTCAATTTTTCTAATACATCTTGAATGAGTGGGTCTAAAAACTTTGTCATCGCCAAATTTGTCTTTCCTTCAGTATAAACATAGAATGAAGCTCACGCAACCAAAACTCATTCGTCTAGGCATGGTTCTCGCTGGTGTAGTTGTACTCTACACTCTTTTTACATCTTATGGCGGTTCTAAGGGATCTATCGTTGATCGCGCCGAGGAACTAGGTGGCTCAGGTCCAACTGCACCTATGTCCGAATCGGGTCCTTCCATGGGTCTTCCTTTCAGCATGGGCGGTAACGCAGCCTCCGCCGAGGGACTCCAAGGACGAACCCCTGCATCTCAGCAGACATATCAAGAGACTACCTTGGATTCATCAGAGCTCCTTCCTAAGGGAAAGATGGGCGCCTCATGGGCTGCTGTCAACCCAGCAAGCGGTGAGGATTTGAAGGGACAGAACTTCCTTCAATCAGGCTACCACTCTAACATCAATGTCATTGGTATTGCACAGACCAATAGAAATCCAACATATGACATTCGATCTGAAGTGCCTAATCCACAAGGCAAGGTCGGTCCTTTCTTGAACACAACCATCGACCCAGATCCGTTCAAGAGCAACCGAGGACTTGAGGGGCTTACTGCTTAAATCTCATGTCTAGATAATG